TAGGCCTCGGGGTTGGAGGGCGCGCCGGGGCCGGAGTTGAGGGTGTTGAGCGTGTCCAGGGCCAGGTTGATATTGGCGCGGACCGCGGCCCCGGTGCCGTCGGGCACTACAAGGGCATTTTGAGACATGGGTTTTCTCCTTATAGCCAGTGATCAGTAATCAGTGATCAGTAATCAGTGATCAGTAATCAGTTTTGCCTTTACTGGCCACTGGCCACTGATCACTGATTACTGTTCACTGGCCTCAATGGCCCACCTGCCAGTTGAACTCGGAGACAATGGGGGTGACCCCGGCCTGGTAGATGGTGAAGACCAGCCTAAGGTTGATCTTCCAGGCGTAATACTGGCCCGGGTGCAGCTCCTGCCAGTCGCCCCAATTCGTGCCGTCGGTGGAGACCTGGATCTGTACCTGGACGTCCGCATTGCCCGCGGTCAGGCCGTCCACGTCCGGGATGGAGTCCCAATCGGTCCAGGTGCTGACAAGGGCGGTGGACAGCACGCTCTCGAACAGGTAATTGGCGGCCACGGTGACCAGCTGGCAGCTCCCGAGGTTGACGAGCTGGGCGGCGGCGATGGTGTAATAGCCGGGGCCGCCCCCGGAGATCTCCAGGTAGCCGTTGCCGTCCTTGAAGACGCCGCCGCTCATGGTCCCGGGCCAGCCGTTGGCGTAGTCGTCGTAGGAGGCCAGGATGGTGGCGAAGACGCTGGAGTTGGTGACCACGATGGAGGAAGCGGCCCCGTAGAAGCCGTTGTAATGGGTGGCCACCCAATAGGTGCCGTTGCCGAAGCAGGGGCAGTTGGGGGAGCTGGTGCGGCCGACGATCTCCGCGATGGCCCAGGCCGTGCCCTTGCGCACCTCGTAATCGATCTGGCGGTAGGCGGCCAGGGGGTCGGCGGCCTGATTCCAAATTAGGGAAATCTGCCCGGCCTGGTAGAAGGAGGCGAGCCCGGTGATGGCGGGCAGCCCGGCGGTCATGGAGGCGCCGCTGAGGTAATGGGTGTAGGGCTCGACCTCCGAAAGCTCCTGGGTGGCGCCGCCCCAGAGGTTGTTGCTCAGGAACTTGATATAGAGGGTCTGCCCGATGTTGGCGGCCTGGAAGGGGAGCTTGAAGACGGCCTGGTCCAGGCGGCAGAAGGCGCTGTTCTGGGCGTGGGCGGTGATGGGCGTCAGGTAGGCGCCCCGGCGCAGGTAGGCGCCCAGGGTGTATTTATAGGGCGCGGTGAGGGCGGCGGTCTCGTAGCTGATGACCTCGCCGTCCACGTAGCAGGCGGTGGCCATCAGGTCGGCGTCCTGCTGGGTCCCGGAAAGGAGGACGCCCCGGGACTCGGTCAGGTCCACCAGGCAGGAGTCGACGGTGTCGGGGTCGCTGCCGGAGGCGAGCTGGGCGGCCAGGACCCCCATGCGGCAGGGGTTGGAGATGAGACCGGCCCGCTTGTAGGTGATGTTATCGTAGCTGATCCAGACCTCGGCCCCGCCCCAATCGAGGCCGCCGCAGGCGGCCACCCAAACCTCATAGCCGGCCTGGGTGAGCAGCGCCGGGGCCTCGAAGATGATGGGCGGATTGACGTTGCCGGGGTCGGCGTTGAGGTTGAGCTGGAGGCCGGCCGGGGCCTGCATGGTGTGGATGGCGGGGGTGCCGGCGGCCTCGGGCCATTCCTCCACCTCGAAGGCGAGCGACCCGTCGTCGCTTTCCTCGATGGAGATGATGCGGCACATGGCGCCGGAGAGCCCCAAGTTGGGGACGGTGAGGGAGACCCAGTCCATCGGGTCCAGCAGGAAATAGCGGCCGTCCACCTTGAATTTGTAGGTGTTGCGGATGTAGAGCGACTTTTGCAGCAGGGTCTGGCCGATGAACTGGGCCAGGGGGCCGTTGGTGATGGCGTGGCCCTCGACGTTGGTCTGGATGCGGGGGCCGTAGAGGGCGATGGCGTTCTGGTCCTTGCAGTCGGCGATGGTGGGGTCGTAGCTGTTGGCCCGGTCGTAGTATTCGACCTGGAACCAGTTATAGGCGTCGGAGATGGCCTTGCGGGCCGCGGTCACCGGGGGCTGGTCCTTGTCGGCGATGAAGTCGTCCGTGCCCAGGTTGTATTGCGGGACCACGTTGGGGGTAAAGGTCACCGGGGCCATCCCGGCCGGGGAGGACCAGTAGGTGATGCCGACGTAGACCCCGGCCTGGGCGGCGTTGAAGGTGTAGACGCCGGCGGCCACCGAGTAATAGCCGGGGGCCGGAGGGGCGGCGCCGGCGGCCAGGGGGGCGTAATTCTCCCAGAGGTTGCTGCCGACCCCGGTCTGCTGCATTTCCATGACTTCATAGTCGGCCAGCCAGTTGGGGACGGTGATGGTATAAGGAGATCCCCCGGGGATGTAATAATAGCTGGTGACCTGGACCGCGGCGGGCCCGGTGGCCGGGGTGTCGCCGTAGGGCACCGCCTTGAGCTGCCCCCCGGACCAGACGATTTCGGAGTTGGAGAGCTGCATGAGATAATCGAGGAAGGCCGAGGCGGCTTCCTGGGAGGTGAGCTGGGGGCTGAGGAAGATGGAGTTGGCGATGCAGTAGTCCGAGTATTGGGTGAGGTCGCCCACCAGGGCCGCGGGCCAGCCGCAGCCGTAGTTGGGGTTGGTCAGGAAATCGTAGAGGATATCGGCGGGGTTGGCGTCCAGGATGCCGCCGGCGGGGTTGAACTGTTTCAGGCCCTGGACCTCGAAGTTGAAAGAGGGGAGCTGGGCGCTGTCCCCCAGGTAGAGCTGCGCCTTGCAGGCCGCGGCGATGCCGGAATAAGCGAGGGCCTGCTGGGGGTAGTGGGCGCTGAGATAGCCCCAGGGCGAAGCGGGGCGGCCGCCCAGGCTGATGAGGTCGAACCAGTCGGCGGGGGCGTAGGGGGTGGCGCCGTCGTAGACGGTGGCCACGCCGGCGATGGGGCCCAGGCAGATGCCGATGATCAGGTCCATGTAATAGAGGTAGCCGGAGAGGGTGGTGGTGGACGAGGAGGGGGCGGCGCCCTTGCCGCCGCCGGCGCCGCCGGCGCCGCTGGTGGTGGTGTATTGGGGACTGGCCACAAAATTGGCGGCCCAGAGCAGGTTGCCGGGGATGCGCTGCTGGCCGTAGACCAGGGCGATGACCGCGCCCTGGCAGGAGCTTTGCACCTGGTAGCCCAGGACCTGGCGGGGCTGCTGGGGGGTGCCCTTGGCTTTGGAGGCGCTGGTGCCGAAGAGGCTCATTTCAGTTACCAGTGGTCAGTGGTCAGTGGTCAGTGATCAGTGATCAGTGATCAGTAAAGTCAAAAGACAAAAAGGGGAATTATATATTTGACTCCCTTTATCCAAAATCAAGCATCCCCTGTCTCAGTCGTTTAACTGCGATCTGGCAGTACTCCTCGCTAATCTCAATCCCGATAAACTTGCGGCCTAATTCCTTGGCGGCTACCGCCGTACTTCCCAGCCCTAAAAATGGGTCAAGAACTATATCTAATGGATTGACACTTCCCCGAATAAGCAGTTTCTTAACGAAGCTAATTGGTTTTGGGCAGGAATGTTTTTTGTTTTTCAATTCTGGGTCCGGCGAACGTGAGTCTTTAATCACATCCATTCTTGCGCCTTTCCCATTCGCTAAATAAGCATCCTTGCCATAGCAGAGAATTGGCTGCCAAGAAGTAAATCCCCAACTGTTTAGGGCGTTAGTCGTTCCATAATACCAGCACATAACCCAAGTAGCGGGAGGGTACTTCCATATATTTGTGTGTCCGCAAGTCAGCATGATTCTATCGGCGGTCAACAATGGAAACACTTTATTTATTAAATCAATTAGGTTTTGCTCAGAATCTTGATACTGGTCATATTCATAGTACAATCCATACGGCGGATCAGTCAGCACCAAATCCACCTTGGGCAAGTGGGGCAGGATGTCCCGGCAATCGGCACAATAGATTATCCCGGCGTCCTCAACGTGGTACGGCTCAATTCCGGGGATTAGGTAGTCGTCAGGCCAGATCATGGGTTTCTCAAGTTTCGGGAGTCAAGTATATAATTCCCACAAAAAGACATTTCCTTATAAGTGCCAATAGCTGAAGAATTTGCGGGGGCGCCCCTGCAGCCGGAGGAGCAGGTCGGCGCGGTCCCGGACCACCCCCTGGCCCGCCAGGGAATGGATGATCTCCGGCCACGCCGTGATGATGGCCGCGTGGCTGTAGGCGCGCCCCAGCTTCCAGATGACCACGTCGCCCGGGCCCTCCTCTCCCTCGGGGATCTCCCCGCCGAACTGCGCCAGGTATTCCAGATATTGCTCCCGGGTGCGGTGCAGGTGCCACTGCAAGGCGTAGTGCTCCGGGGTGAACTCCGGGAGGAGGCCGGCAGCCCGGTAGGCGGCCACCAGCAGCATGCCGCAATCGACCCCGGCGCCCTTGACCATGGCCTCGTGGTGGAAGGGGGTGCCGATCCAGGACTCGGCCTCGGAGATGATGGCCTGGCGCAGGGCTGATTCGATGATTGTCATTTCAACTCCAAGTGATCAGTGATCAGTGATCAGTGGTCAGTGGTCAGTGATCAGTGATCAGTGGTCAGTGGTCAGTGGTCAGTGGTCAGTGGTCAGTAAAGGCAAAAGCAAAGATAGTGATCAGTGATCAGTGGCCAGTGGCCAGTAAAGGCAAAATGCAAAAAACTGATTACTGATTACTGATTACTGATTACTGATTACTGATTACTGATTACTGATTACTTCCTTCTATATTACTGTAGACGGGGCCGGGATGAAGGGCTGGCCCCCGAAATTCGCCAGGTTGCTGAACTTGTTCTCGCAGGTGCTCATCTGGCGGTCGCAGCCGGCCCAAATGGTAAAGCCGTCGCCCGCGGCCGGCGGGCCGCCGATCCAGGGGACCATGGCCGTGACCACCGCGCCGGCATAGGCCTTGACGGCCCGGAGCTGGCCGGCGCAGGCCCCGGAGACCATCTGGATCTTGCCGAGGGTGAACCAGCCGTCGGGCTGGTTGAGGTTGGTCAGAAAGGCGACGGCGCTGTTGCCCGCGCTCGCCTGGACATAGCCGCCCTGGGCGAAGGAGCCCGGGGCCACGCCGCAGTTGGCGTCGTAGAGGCAGTAGGCGCAGGGCGCCTGGTAGAGCTGCCAGGGGACCTGCTGGTCCAGCAGTTCCAGCCACGACTTGACGTTGATCTGGATCTGGGCGTAGTCCACCACCGGCAGGTCGGCGACGCGGCCGGCGAAGAGGACCACCGGGTTGAACTGCGCCGGGTTGGCCCAGGAGGCGAAGATCAGGCGGCTCATGGTGACCGTGGCGCCGTCCAGGGCGCCTTCCAGGAGGGCCTGCTGGAAGCCGATGCCGTCCAGCAGGGTGGCCTGGGAGGTGAAGCAGGTGAGGGTGAGGGTGTCGACCTGGGTGCCCCGCACCGTCTTGAGCTTGCTGCGCTGAATGTAGGGGCCGGTGGCCAGGTAGGTGTGGCCGCCGGAGACGATGTTGACGTTGGCGCTGGTGAGGTAGAGGTGGGAGCCGTCGGCCATGGCGAAGTCGAAGAGGTCGGCCTGGCAGAACTGGCGGTTGACGGCCAGGAAGGCGATTAGTCCAGCGTCCGCGGTCTTCATAAGTCGGTGACCAGTGATCAGTGATCAGTAATCAGTAATCAGTAATCAGTAATCAGTAATCAGTTCCAAGAAATTCCGCCTTTGTTTTGCCTTTGCCTTTACTGATTACTGATAACTGATAACTTTCTCTCACGTCCGCACCATCCGCAGGGTGAGCTTGCCGGTGGCGGCGCCCTGGAGGATGGCGGCCAGCTCCAGCTTGTCCTCCGTGAACATGGCGCGGTAGTAGAAATAGAAATCCGCGGTGATCACCACGCCGGAGCCGGGCGCGGTGACAAAGGTGAGTATCCCGGAGGCGAGGTAGGAGATGGAGTAGGCGGTCCCGGCCTGGACCGCGCCGTTCAGGTAGATGACCGGGGGCGTCGGGGTCTGCTGGACGTCGTACTGGGCCTCCACGTAGCCGCCCTGGGCGCGGCAGAACTGGAAGGCCTTGGTGACGCCGTCGCCGACGCCCAGCTGCGCCCCCGGGGCGAAGTTGTCGGTCTGGTCGCTGAGCAGGAAGTCGTCGAAGGCGCCGCTGCGGGCGTTGTAAAATCCCCAGAGGGAGGCCTGGTCGGCGAGGCTGAGGCCGTTATATTGCAGGTCCCACTCGTAGAGGGGGGCGGACCAGAGCCTGACGTGCACCGCCCGGCCGCTTTCGGCCTCGTTGCTCAGGGTGTGCCAGAGGGCCCGGCGGGTGAAGGGCCAGCCCAGGGTTTTGAATGTCGGGAAGACGCTGTTGCTCATAGCCGGTTACCAGTTATCAGTAATCAGTGGCCAGTGATCAGTAAAGGCAAAAGCAAAGATAGTGATCAGTTATCAGTGGCCAGTGGCCAGTAAAGGCAAAAAGCAAAAAACTGATTACTGTTTACTGATTACTGATTACTAATTACTGATTACTGCTTACTGATTACTGATTACTCTCCTTTTACGATACCGGGACCGCGTTGCGGCCGACGTTCCTGATGGCCGCAGCCAGGGCGCTGGGGTTGGCCAGGAGGACTCTTCTCACGTCGGCGCCGTCCAGGGCGTTGATATTGATATTCACCGGGGCGCCCCCGCCCGGGGCGCCGGCGCCTCCGGACGGGGCGCCGCTGCGGAAGTTGTCCGCCAGGTCCGAGGGCAGCACCACCTCTTTTTTATGCACAAAGGCCAGGGCGTCGGCGGGCACGTCCCATCCGCCCTGGGCGCTGGCTATGGTGCCAAAGGCCAGAACCTCGGCCACCGCCGCCGCCCCGACCCCGGGAGCTGCCTCAACATTGGCCGGAAAAGGGAGCGCCGCAAACACTGAGGCTACCGCCGCCGCCCCTGCCTCAGCGGCGGAGGCTGAAACCGTTGCCATGACATCCGCTTTCTGCGCCATCTGCCCGTAGATGAGCATCTGCAGCTGGTTGGCGATCCAGGTGGTGAGCATCTTCTCGATGGCGCCCACGAAGGCGGTGAGGATGGCGGTGGTGAACTGCTGCATGGCCTTCTGCATGGTGAGGGTGCCCTGGATGAAGCCGTTGACCATGCCGCTGATGGCGGAATCGATGGGGGCGATGGCGCTCTTGATGTCCTGCAGCTGCTTCTGGGCCGCCTGCTCGTTGGCCTTCTGCACCTCCAGGAGCTTCTTCTCCTTGAATTCGGCCTCCTGCTGCTCCAGCTTCTGCAGCTCCTGGTAATAGCCGGTCCAGACGGCCTTAGACTGGGCGATGTGCTGCTGCTCCAGGGCCAGGGACTGCTGGGTGAGGGCCTTCTCCTGCTCCAGGGCGGCGGAGGTGCTGATCTGCCCCATGCTCTCCTTGAACTTCACCTCCTCCTGGGCCGCGGCGATGCGCATCTGCCCCAGCTTCAGCTCATTGTCCAGGCGGGACTGCGCCAGCTGCCGCTGGTGCTTGTCGTATTCCTCGTCGAACTGGGCCTGCTTGTTGAGGACGGCCCGGTACTCGGAGCTCTGGGCGCCGTAGGTGGTCTTGACGAAGGAGACCTCCTGGGCCATCAGGGCCTTCTTGGCGTCCCAGTTGCTCTTCTCCGAGGTCATCTGCCGGTCGAGGGCGGTGATCTGCTCCTTGGCGGCGTCCTGGGCCAGGGCCTTATCGGCGTTGTAGATCTCCCGGCTGACCGCCATATAGTCCTTGGATCCCGCGGCGCACAGGGCCAGCTTCGACTCCCAGAACTCCTTCTCCGCCTCCTTGGAGAAATCGAGGTACTGGTTTTCGGCGGTCTTGATCTGCTCCAGCTCGTCCTTCCACTGCTGCAGGAGCCCGGCGGGGCCCTCCCCCCCGGCGCCCTTCTTGCTCTTATCAAAGGGCGTGTAGGAAGCGCCCTCGGCGCCCCCGCCGCCCGCGCCGCCCGCGGCT